TGGTCATCTATAATGAGGAGTTCATTACGCAGTGGCTGCAAAGCCCCCAGACAAGTCTCTACTATTCACTTCAAGTGATGGGGGACACCCAAGATAAATCAGATGCTTACGCTGCACTTAAGGACAGCGATGTAGATGATTACTTGGCGGATTTATTTAACAACTCAGAAATTGAATGCGACTGCGCTGAATGACTATGACACAGTATACACCGTTAACAAGAGAACAGAAGCTACAAGCAGAACAGATTGTTCAACTAGGAAACATTGCAGAAGCCATCCGAGCCGCAGCACGTGGTGAAGATAGCTCTGCATTGCAACAACAGATCGTCGCTCTTCAAGCAGAGATGACATCATTGACAAATAATAATGCTGCATTGTCACAGCAACTTGCTGATGCAAATCAGTTGGTGTCCGAGCTACAGGTACAAATCAATACTCTATCTGAAGGCGACATTACACCAGACAATATTGCTGAAGTAATGGCTCACCTTGATATAGAGGTGGGTGAATGAATCCATACGAGAAACTACTAGCACGTAAGCGTAAGTGGACACCAGTACAGACTGATGCTGGTCAGTGCAAAGAAGGTGCAGAGCAGGCTATTTATAGAGCCTTGGCTATGCGTCATATGGAACTACCCGTAGGAGATTTTATTACTGATGCTTTGGCCACTGAAGTTCCAGACATGGCACGGGAGTTGTTACTTTCCAATGTCAAAGATGAAGAGAACCATGACCTGGCTCTCAGTTACATCGCCAATGCTTACGGCGTTGACGAAAAGGCAGAAAGAGAAGCACTTGCCCTGCGACAAGCGTGGACTTCGCATCCTGACCACACTATCCTCAAAGCAATGGTTGCCGAGCGTGCGATTTTCTTCGTACTACTCCCGTTCCTACGCTTTAATGGTGACGCTGGTATGCGAACAGTATCAGCTGACATCTCACGAGACGAACAGATTCATGTCGCAGCTAATTCCCTCGTGTGTAAAGAACTGGGGTTAGAGGCATCACCTTCACTAGACAAGTTGCGTAAGGCAACTATCAGCTGGGTGATGGAACCACTAGGTATAAATACTAACAAATATCTGGATAAAAAATTTTGGCTCAAATCTAGTGATCAGCTGATGTATCAGGGCAAAGCACCTGAACTTTCTGACACCAGAAGAGCCCGTTCACTAGCATTTTTTGAGCACAGTAATGTCAACCTCCCTTCCTACGCTTAACCTTCTAGAAACAAAAGGCATTCAAGCTAATGCTTTGCTAGCAGTTCTAGAAGAAAACTTTCCACAAGCTAACCCTACGCCACACTCATCAATCGAACAGATAATGTATCGAGCAGGTCAGCGTAGTGTTGTTGAGTGGATCTATCAATATATGGATGAAATTTAATGTGTGGATCAAGACCCAAACCAGTGCAAATGCCAAAACCAATGGCACCACCACCAGTAATTCAAGCACCAGCAGCGCCTACTCCAGCGCCCGTACAGCAACAGCCCCTGCAGTCTAAATCTGACAAACCATCATTAACAATTGGTGGCAGTAGAAAGAAAGACTCTAATCGTAGACGTCGTGGAGCAGGAGCAGTAGCGTCTGCACCAGCTGTTAACACAGGCGGTGCAAGCGGTGGAGTGAACGTATGAAAACAGCGAGGATGAGATACAACCAGCTGCAATCAGATCGTCAACAGTTTCTGGATGTAGCTTGGGAATGTAGTCAGCTAACCCTTCCCTATCTAATCAAAAGAGAAGGTGACACATCAAACCATCAAAATCTTCGTACCCCCTGGCAGTCAATCGGAGCAAAAGCAACGGTGACATTGGCTTCAAAACTAATGTTGGCTTTGCTTCCTCCGCAGACTACCTTCTTCAAACTACAAGTCAGAGATGACAAGTTAGGTTCTGAACTAGACCCTGCTATCCGTAGTGAACTTGACCTCAGCTTCAGTAAGATGGAGCGAATGGTTATGTCTTCCATTAACGCTAGCAATGATCGGGTGATTATTCACCAAGCAATCAAGCACCTCATTGTTGGCGGTAACAGTCTTATCTTTATGGGTAAGGAAGGATTGAAGAACTATCCTTTAAATCGCTATGTTGTCAACCGTGATGGTGACGGCAATGTGATGGAGATAGTAACGAAAGAATTGATTGACAGAGAACTCCTCGGAAAGGAAGTACCCCTTCCCAAACCAAACAGTGTTAGTGCTGGTGGTGGTTTGAATGGAACAACTGGAGTAGGTACAAATGAAGGTGACGTGGAAGTATACACACACGTCAAGATGGATAAGAACAGTGGTAGGTGGGTGTGGCATCAGGAGGTACTAGATAAGATCCTTCCTGGTTCACGTAGCACCGCACCAAAGAAAGCTTCTCCATGGTTAGTCCTTCGATTTAATAGTTTCGATGGCGAAGCTTACGGACGTGGCAGAGCAGAAGAATTTCTAGGAGATCTTAAGTCTCTTGAAGCACTCTCTCAGGCACTCGTAGAAGGCTCTGCAGCAGCCGCTAAAGTTGTATTTACTGTATCCCCCTCAAGTACAACTAAACCAGCCACGCTGGCGAAGGCAGGCAACGGAGCAATCGTTCAAGGAAGACCCGATGACATCGGTGTTGTTCAGGTTGGTAAGACAGCTGACTTCCGTACAGCCTATGAAATGGCTAATCAATTAGGACAACGAATCCTTGATGCCTTTATGGTTTTGAATGTTCGTCAGTCTGAACGTACTACTGCAGAAGAAGTACGTCTTACACAACTAGAACTGGAACAACAACTCGGTGGATTGTTTAGTCTATTGACTGTTGAGTTCCTTGTTCCTTATCTCAACCGAACCTTGATGGTTCTACAAAGGAACAACCAACTACCTAAGCTACCTAAAGATATTGTCAGCCCTACCATTGTGGCGGGTGTCAATGCATTAGGTAGAGGTTCTGATAGAGAAAGTCTGATTACATTTATCACGACCATCTCACAAACTCTAGGACCTGAAGCACTAATGAAGTTTGTTGATCCTAGTGAAGCAATCAAACGCTTAGCTACAGCGCAGGGTATTGATGTCCTGAATCTTGTCAAGTCTCAAGAGCAAGTACAAGGTGAGCTGCAACAAGCACAGCAGCAACAAGCACAGATGGAACTGACCAAACAAGCTGGACAGTTTGCATCATCTCCAATGATGGACCCTACAAAGTCCGAAGGAGCAGAAGATCGTATGGAGCAATTAGGAAATGCCACAGCGCAACCGCAAGAAGCCAACCCAGGCTGAACCAGAAAGAACTAGCAAGGAAATAGCACATCCCCCTACAGAGAAACCAGTGCTCAAGGTTGAAGAACCTAAACCTAATAAGTATGCGCCTAAGGAAAAGATTGGTAAGCCAACTCTTGGGCGTTCGGTCAACTATGTAGAGAAGGTTGGCCTTGGAAACCTTACAGTAATTACAGCAAATGGCAACCCTGACGTATGATTCCACCCCAGCGGATCAGCCTGAATTCAATGAAGCAGAGATAGAAGCTATTGCTATTGGAGAGGCGCATGAAGCTGAACAGAATCAGATGCTTGCCGGTAAATTTAAAGATGCCGAAGCACTAGAACAAGCTTACATTGAACTACAAAAGAAACTAGGACAGAACAATGAATCTGAAGAAACAGAAAGCGGGCTGCAAGAAAGGGACGAAACCAGTGAAGAAGTAGAAGAGGAACCTGATGCTTTCCTTACTGCCACTGAGGAGTGGTATGAAACAGGAGAGCTATCACAGGAAACCTTTGATGCTTTAGCTGATATGGATAGTAGTGATCTAATCAATGCTTATCTTAATTCTCAAGACGGAGTACCACAAGCACAACAAGTAGAGATTGGAGACCAAGACATCTCTTCTATCCAGCAGATTGCAGGTGGAGCAGATGAATACCAGAGCCTTATGGCTTGGGCAGGAGAGAACCTACCTGCTAACTATGTGGAATCCTTTGATGCTCTAGTTGATAGCGGTAATGTACCTGCTATTCAACTTGCAGTATCTGGTTTGCTGTCTTCCTACACAGAGGCTAATGGTTATGAAGGGCGTATGTTAACTGGTGGTCCTGCAAGGGATACCGTTGATGCTTTCCGTAGTCAAGCAGAAGTTGTTCAGGCTATGTCTGATCCACGTTACGACGCTGACCCTGCATATAGGAATGATGTGTTTGAGAAACTATCACGTTCAAATATTGACTACTAATGACAACAGTAACTGAAGATGGTGGAAGAACAAACATCTACGCCATCGAACCCGAAATGAAAGTAATTGAAACTACTATGTACCACAACGAAAACGCTGAAAAACTTAATGGACGTCTTGCAATGCTCGGTGTCATCGCTGCAATCGGGGCATACGCAGTATCAGGTCAACTGATTCCTGGTGTCTGGTGATGGCAGCTAAAAAGAAACCAGCCACCAAGCAACGCTTGGACTCAAGCTGCTGGAAAGGTTACAAGAAATCGGGAACTAAAGTTAAATCAGGAACCCGTGTAAATAACTGCGTTAAGAAAGGAACTAAAAAGTGAATCCTCTGAAAATAATTAAGAAAGCACTTAAAGGTACTCCAGTTGGTGCGTCATCATCAGCACGAGAAAAGCAAAATGCAATTATTAAAAAACTTCGTAAAAAGAAATGATTGAGTGCCCACAATGCACTCCCGCTCAGCAATACGTCTTAGAACAACTACAAACTTCCGCAGGTGTATCAGACCGTACTGCAT